TGCTAGTTCTTCTTGAAAAACCGCTCTAACTTCTTCGCGGATAAGCTTCCTAAGTAAATCTGTTTGTCCCATATGCTTATAAATATTTGTTTATTGCGTTTTTATTAGTTTAACTTAATACCACCTGGGTTACTATTTTGAGGTGTTGTGTTGTTCTGATTTCCCGTTTCTTTTCCTACCGAAGTGGCTACATTTGGAGCTGCTAAGGCATTATTACCATCTACCTTTGCTTGATCAATTTGTGACTTGACTTTAGCACTGGCTTGTTGCATAACAGCTCTAGTTCTAATTCTTAATTTTTTACCTCCAGGTAGATTGTTAATAAAAGCATTTAATCCTGTTCCTGCATCAGTATCTACACTATCAGGTAAATCTGGATTGTCTTGAAGTAGCGCATCTACATTAAGTTCTGGGTTTAGGGATGTATCGTCCTCTAAGTAAGTTATAGAAGTTGTAATAACGGCTAAATCAGAACCAGTAAAAGCACTAAATTGAGGTGCTACTAATTTTAGACTGACAAGTTTAACTTTCACTTCTTCTATAATAACAGAGGTATTAGTAGCAAATGTTAAATCTGATTGAGCGACTATGTTTCCACTTTCATTAACTGCTATACCTCTTCTACGCTTATTAACTATTGATTTATCGGTTAATTCTTCGTCAACTACTCTTATGCTGTACTTACCAAAATTTGCTGTATCAGGATTCGTCTTACCATCATAAAGTGCTATATAGGTTCCTAATTGCTCTTGTATTTGTTTTAAGTCAGCATAACTAGCTTTTAAATCTAATAAAACAGCAGAATCTTTAGTTGTATCACAAGCTTCAAGTTGCGCTATTAATAAATCAAGTTTTCTTAATAATTCTGTTGCTGATGCAAGTAAGTATCTTATAAACGAAATTAAAACATTTAATAAACCGTTTACTTGTTCTAATCTTCTTATTACTCTGTTTATGCCATTAGTAGCAGCATCCTTAGCATCTTCAAATCTAGCTATTATACCAGCTGTAAGAGTTAAACCTGGTGCAGGATTAGCTGTAAAGAATACTTTTATAAATGTAAATATTTTTACAAATAGTATAGAAAGTTTAACTATAAATTGTAACTGTGTTAAAATATTAAAAACTCTTTGAGCTGTCTTTGTAAAGCTTCTAACTTGATCTGCGATTTGTTTTATTACAGTTAAAAGTTTAGTAGGATCTACTACTTTTGATAATTGTTGAATTTGTGCTCTTACATCAACACCTAAAAAATTACCAGCTGTAGCTAATATGGATTTAAAATCCAAAGTTTGAATTGTTACACAAACAGATCTAATATCATTTATCTTTTTAAGTAATTTTTGTAAATCATCATTACTTATATTTCTATAATCAGTGTATTGATTTATTGATCCAATAAAATCGTCTATGAAATTTAAACTACCACCAATACCGGGAACTTGAGAAAGTAGTGTTGCATCTTCTGCAGTAAGAATAGAGTTATTACCATCTACGGTAAAAGCTGCTTTGAGAGCTTGTAATAAACTATATACATTATATTTTTGTGCATTAGTACCTGCTATAGTATTAGTACCTTGAGGTGCTCCTGAAGCTGTAACAGCTTGTTGTGGGGTTACTGCTTGAGGTTCTACTCCTACATAACTTCTAACTAAAGTAGTAGGAAGCGCTAAGTACCTATCAATTGTATCTTGTGCTAATTTAGCTTTATCTTGAGTATAATAAAGAGCGGCTTGTGTTGCTGACCAAGGCTTTTCGGGTCTTTTTTTAGGCTTTGAATTAGTAGTAGTCGTAAGAAAGGTAAGAATATTACATAAGTCTAATCCATTTATAGTATCTAGTATATTGAATAATCCAGACTGAAAGAAATCGGTTACTTTCTGAAGTGCTGTTTTATTAGCGGGATTATTGTTAATAAGATTGTATTTTCCTGTTACTGGATCCTTAACGACTGCTTTAGCAGGTGGATTAGTTGCTACTCCCCATAAAATCTTATAGACTCCTATTTGTAAAGTGGCGGTACTTTTTGTAAAAAATAATATTAAAGTTTCAATTGGGTCTTTAGGCTTAGCTTGAATAGCTTGTGCTTTATTTATAGCCGATTGCTGAAAGCTTGGATCGCTTAGTTTTGTACCTAAGGAATTAGGAGTAGTGGCTGTATTGGGTTTTGGATTATATATTGGTTCTTGTAATGACATTACTTAGTAAAAGTTGTGTTTGATAAACAAGCTGTTTGTAATTGTGCTTTTATAATAGGTGCTGTCTCTGCTAGTATTTTAGCTGCTGCTACAATTTGAGGAATAGCTCCTGCTAAATTAGACTCATTTAATGCAGCTAATCCATTTCCTAAATTAGATAAATTATCTAATAATTGTCCTAACTGAAACGCTGTTCTATTACCAAGTAGAACAGGATCTCCTTCTAAAGCAGCTCTTAATCCTAATTCTATTATAGGAGATGCAATAGTAGTTCTTTCATTTGCGTCAATAGTAAAAGTAGCAGGACTAGAAATACTAACTCCCTTCTTTCCAAATAAAAATATAAAATCATCTTTAGAATGAAGCGTAACTCTTCCAGATGAAATAATAACTTGGTCACCTCTATATGGAAATTCAGGTTTAAACATTATTTAATTACATTTATATTGTTATTATTAATGCGCTGATCCTGTGCGTTAGGAGAAAGGGAATCCATACTAATTAATTGTTGGTTTAATGGAATAGACATTGTTACTGTACTCTCTAAAGCTACTTCTAAGCTAGCTAGAGAAAAATTAGCTTGTATATCATCTATTACAACTATTTGACCATTGGTTAAGTATATAGAAGATGGATCTCTATTAATATCTTCTACAGTTGGAACCCAACCCTCCTTATCAACTTGTGCACCTTGACCATTTCTAATTATAGTAATTGGATTACCTTCAGGACCTTTATACCAAAAGTTTTTATCTTTGTTAGCTGCCAAGGAAGATCCAAATCTAATCGATGCTCCATATCTTCCTTCAAAAGCAACATCACCTACAAACATCTCTAAAGTCTTTACATCACCTTTTTCATAAAAGCCATCTCCTAATGGATATTCCACTGATCCTGTTGAAAGGTTAGAGGGTTGGTTGACTGCTTGATTTTGTTGGTAGGATCTTTTTACTCCTTGAACATACTCACCATAATCTTGTAAATTAGGAAGTGCGTTGTGATGATTTGAGCCCCATAAGTTAAAAGGAGGAAGGTAGTAAAATTCACTTTGCTCTGTACTTTCGTTTAATTTTAATCCTGGTCCTGATAGAATATACACATATTCACCTTGTAAGGGATATTGTTTTATCCAAGAGTATAGTGGCTTTGCTAATTGGTTGCCAGAGCTATTTGAAGTACTGCTTTGAGTTCCACTTAGTGATTGAAATAAAATCTTGCCTAAATCAGTTGGATCTTTGTAATTTGTATCTGGAATAGTGGTTCCGTAATAATACGGACCATATACAACGTGAGCAACTCTTCCTAAAATATACCCTGTAGTGGCTTTTTGGCCTGAGGGATTAGGACTTGTTATAGAGCCAACAAAGGTACTACTTACTCCGTATGCCATTAGTTTTCTGTATTAGGTAATTCCTTTATTTCTGATTCTAATAAAGGTGTTGTACTCTTTTGAATATCACTAAAAAGAAGTTCTAGATCTTTTTCATTGAAGCCACCGTCTCCAGTAGTAGGCATAGCAGCCTTAGAAGCAATTTGTGCTACTTTAACTAAAGCTTCGTCGTTCTTAATATCAGAATCGAGATATCCTTTAATAAGAGGAACAACTATCACAGCATCACCAGGTTCGCTAACCATATCAACTAACTGTCCTACTAATGCTTTAATCTGAGTTTGCTTAGATTTGTGGTTTTTTACTATGTCTTCTAGTAAATCGGAATACTTCTTACCTTTGTATAGTTCAAATTCGAAATCCATAATACTATTTTAAATAAATAGTTAATGAGTGAAAATGTTGATTTCACTACCCTCTTCCAGATATTTATTCAGCATTCCCTTGTATATACCCTTTAAAACCTTTATTACCTTAGTGATAATAGGGGTAGGAGCATCTGTAATCTCTTTTATATAGATAAAAAGAGCTTTTTTGTTAAATATATCAATGCTTTCTCTACGCTTAAATAACTCTAAAATAGCATCTCCGACTCTAGCCTCTTGCTCTTTTGGAAAGATCTCAAGTAGATTATCGTCCACATAATTTATGTATATCTCTATAAATGTTACTTCTTCAAGATTATTTTCATCATTTAAGACTAAATTATTTAATATAGTTTTATCTTCATCAACTTCTTCTACAGCAGCCTTACCCTTTAATCTCTTATAGTTGTTGTTATTATAAACAATTAAATAGCGTTTAGCAATGGTACCAAAATAAGAATAAGCTTTTCCTTTAGTATCATCATATAAATGTAGCTTTTCTAATAAAAATGCTATAACTTCGTGTTTTAATTCATTGATGTTATCAACTTCAGTATAATAAAACTTAAATGTATGAATAATATTTTCAGCTAACTTATAGAAAGCATAGTAGATTCTCTCGTTAAAGATTTTATTTCTTTTAGCTGTGGAGGTTTCTAAGCGGTATTCAATTATCGCCTGCTGGGTGTCTAACGTAAAATAATCGATAGACTTCTTGGGTCGTCGTTTACGTACCCTACCATCTTTAGTCAAGCCAACTCCTAGCTCATCGACCTTAAATAAATCGTCCAACGTTATTGTTTTTTAAATGTGTTTAGAGCTAATTGTATTGTCTTCAAACTTTCAAATACTGTTTGAAGTTCTCTATCACTTTCCATCCAAATCTTATCGTCTAAGTCTTTTAAGGCCTTATCAGATTGTAAAATTAAAGTTTGGATGCCAGCTATGAAAGTAGCTTGGTTGATTACTGTATTTTCCAACTTGACGTTCTTATTATTCAAGTTATAGATAATCCAACTAGGGATTGTTACTAGCCAAACGACTAGCATAATTATTCCAAATATCATATTAAATTCCTTTTAATGCGTTTAATAAACCAGGATTAGAACCTGCTACCTTCTGTAGCTTTTTAGCCTCTGCTGCTTGTTTGAATTGTGTAGCTGATGCAGGTTTAGCGGCTGCTGGTTTAACAGGTCCGCCTACTTTATCTAACCATTCTCTTTCCCACTCTACTCTTGAAGCTAACATATCTGCTTGGTGTAGAATAAGAGGCAAACAACTTCTTAACTTAGATTCATTTTGTCCCGATATTAAGAAAGGCTTATTACCTTCATCATATAAGCCATCATGAATCTTAATAGCAATGTACTCGTTAATGCTTATTTGAATACCCTCATTCTGAAGAATAAATAGAGAGTTATCTTGTACAGGAAGGAAAGGAAGTTCCGAATTGGGTTTATAATTAGCTCCTTGATTCTTAACGTGCCACTCGGAATCATTAGGAATGTAACGAGGCTTACCTCCAATTCCCAATTTACCTAAGTCGTGATTAAGTGCTGCGAATACTAATTCTTCCATTGAGAAATTAATAGTAGCACCCATTTCAGACCATAGTGTAGTTACTCTTATAGCTGCCTCTACTACTCTATTAACATGGTCAACATAGCCGCCTGAGAATGAATTGTGAAAAGATGCTTTAGAAGAAGCAGGAG